CTCGCAGGTGTCTCAAGCTGTAAAAGACAATAACTGGACTGGCATCCCTGCCCAGAATGTGGAGTATTTGATCGTTGCTGGTGGTGGCAGTGGTGGTGGAGATCGTGGTGGTGGTGGCGGTGCTGGCGGCTTACTTGCTGGCTTTGTTGGAATCACCACAAATTCTGCAATTACAATTACTATTGGCGCTGGCGGAACATACGCTGGCGGATATGTCCAAGGAACAAACGGAGTAAATTCTGTTTTTAACTCTATAACTGCTTCAGGCGGCGGCGGCGGCGGTTCTGGATATGGTGGCGGAGCCAACGGAACTAGCGGTAGTGCAGGTGGTTCAGGCGGCGGTTCTACTGGTAATAGCAGTAGTGGGCCAAAAGCAGGTGGTTCAGGTATTTCTGGGCAAGGCAATCGCGGCGGTACTAGCGGTGGCACAAGCATACCGGGACAAGGCGGCGGCGGCGCTGGAACTCAAGGATTGGATAATGTTTCTGGTGTAAACACAGGAACTAATGGCGGCGCAGGTATTGCTTCCTCTATTTCTGGCTCCTTAGTTGTTTATGCCGGTGGTGGTGGAGGAGGAAATACGGGTTCTGCTGGTGGTGGCATTGGCGGCGTTGGTGGCGGTGGTAATGGCGGTGGAGCCACCGCAGGAACTGCTAATACAGGTGGCGGTGGCGGCGGCGCAGATAATATTACCGGCTCTCTTGCTGGTGGTAATGGCGGTAGCGGTATCGTCATCCTTCGTTATCCAGACACATTTAGAGCCGCAACAAGCACAACAGGTTCACCAACGATTACTGTGGCTGGAGGCTTTAGGGTCTACCGATTTACAGCCAATGGTTCTATTACTTTTTGAGATAAATCATGGAATCAGATGTTGATAAAAGGCTAGCCGTGCACGAAGCTGTTTGCGCTGAAAGATACAGGTCTATTGAGGGCAAGCTCGATAGCGGGAAAGACCGCATGCGCAATATTGAGTATATGCTTTACGCCGTTATGCTTGCCGTTCTGTTTGGTCCCGGTGTCGCGGCTGAATTTGTCAAAAAAGTATTAGGGCTGTAAAATGATTAACTGGGCCGAGGCACTTATTGCAACGGCAGGTATCACTTGTTTTGTGATCTTGGGCACGTACGTTGTTGTATGGTGCTTTCCATAATTTTACTGGCTGTATCTATTGAATACAGATGTGTTAAGTGGATTTGGGTTGGCGATGTCTATAACCGAAAAGTCTACTGTATTGAATGGAAAAAGGTAGAACGGAAATGATTGATCCGCTAACAGCCCTAGCTGGCATACAGTCAGCCATCAGCATGGTTAAGAAGGCCAGCGCGGTGGCCAATGATCTTGGTTCGCTTGCGCCAATGATCGGTAAGCTGTTTGACGCCAAATCAACAGCCACTAAAGCTCTGATTGAAACCAAAAAAAGCAAGGGTTCCAACATGGGAACCGCATTGCAAATCGAGATGGCGCTTGAGCAAGCAAGAGCGTTTGAGGAAGAGTTAAAAATGCTCTTTATGACCACTGGCAAGATAGACGTGTGGAACAAGATTAAAGCTCGTCAAGACCAGATGGATATTGATGACGCTAGAGAACTGAGGGCTTTAGAGCGGGCAGAAAAGAAGGCAAAAGAAAAAGAAGCTGAGATGAACGAGCTAGCCATGATCATTGGCGGCTGTGCGTTTGTGCTGTTCTTGGTTTTTATTGGCATCAATGAGTTGATGGACTTTTGTAATACTACTCGCCGGTGCGGTGGCAGATGACTTACTTTGATATAGTTCTTTGGTCTGCTGTACCTCTTAACTATTTCTTTTGGATAGTTGTTTATCCGTATTTGAGCAATGAATGAGTATCAGAAGACCTTTGATTTATGTCTCAAGATATTCATCTACGGGTGCGTGGCTTTGTGGTTTCTTGGATTTCTAAAGTTCTTGCCTGATGACTTGTCAGACAAGATTGTTAATCTTTTACTTGGAAGGGTTGGATTAGGCAAATGAGAATTACCACTTACCAAGAGAATGCCAAAATGTTGTCAGAGGCTCATAGGGCAATTCATGAACAAAATATCAAGCGTTTGGCAGAGTTGACCAGACAGGCTGAACAACAACAAAAAGTTCAGGAAATCAAGACTCAATGGGCCCGCTTAGTGGATGTCAAGGCATGAGATACTTCATACTAATCTTACTACTGGCTGGATGCAAAGACGTTTACCGATATCCATGCCAGAACCCCGACAACTTTCATGCGCTGGAATGTCAGAAGCCAAAGTGCCTTTTTACCCAGCAGTGCCCTGAATACCTAGTTGCCCCTATCTTGGAGAAGAAAGTCAATGAACAGCAATCAGAAACCAAGACTAACAACTGAAGAATTTGAAGTCCGCGTTTGGGGCTTCGTTGTCGGGGTTGTCACTCTCATCCTGTGCTTCATTGTCATTGCGCTGCTTTACTCTGTAACGTTTGTGACGCAACCAATCAAGAGCATGGCCCCCATTGACCAAGCCTACACCAAGATGCTCAACGACATTGTTCTGTTGATTGTGGGAGGTATTGGTGGGGTGATGACTAAACGTGCGGCAGGCGCAGCGGCTAAGGCTTTTGGGGCTCCCCAACCTCCGATGCAACAAATGTGTCCGCCAATGATGGGCGGTATGAGTGGTGGATACGGAATGTCCAGTAACTACGCTCCTCCGCAGTCGGCCTACGGCTTACCCACACAACCGTTTGGTGCAATGCCTGTGTGGAAGAATCCGGAGCTCGATGAGTCATGGACACCCGGCCCTCCGCCCACAACGCCGCCTGATCACTTAGAAGATGAGCAAGAGCGGGCTGAGACCGCGGCTGCACGCAAGGAGGCTGAATGATGTTTGGCATACCATTACCTTGGATACTCGTCGGCTTAGCCATTACCGTGTTTGGTACATACCGCGGTGGCTACCATTTTGGTTGGGAAGACCGTGACAAAGACATGCAAGTTGCCATTGCAAAGAAAAATGAAGAAGCGAGGGCGCTAGAGCAAACGATGGCGTCTAAGCTGCAAGATCACGAAACCCAACTCAGAAAGGCTCAAGATGAAATTGCTAAGAAACAGTCTGCTATGCACGAGCTTGCTCGCACTGGTCGGTTGCGCCTCCCCACCCCCAGTTGTCCACAAGCCAGCCAAAGTGCCTCTGCTCCCGTTGGAAATCCACAACCCGAGCAACCCGAGCAAAGCGAATCTGAGCGAGCGCTTATATCAGCTCTTATCGACATCGCAGCCGACGGGGATAAAGCCATCACCAAGCTCAACGCTTGCGCCGCCGCTTACAACGAAGTAAGGAATCTTATCAATGGTCAGTGAAGCCCAACTACAGAAACTGCACATCGGCTCTGATTGGGTTGATGCGCTAAACAGCACATTCCAGCGGTTTGATATTTCTACGCCCTTGCGCCAAGCGGCCTTCATAGGCCAGTGCGGACATGAGTGTGGGAACTTTAGAATCCTTGAAGAGAACTTAAACTACAGAGCCGAGGCTCTTCAAAAACTGTGGCCCAAACGGTTTGACGCAGCCAAGGCTCAAGCCTGCGCCCGTAACCCAAAACTCATTGCCAATACGGTGTACTCTAACCGGATGAACAACCGGGACGAAGCCTCAGGGGATGGATGGCGTTTCCGCGGACGCGGATGTATACAGCTCACTGGCGCGGCTAATTACCATCACGCAGGGCAAGCCCTTGGGGTGGATTTCATCATGGAGCCCGATCTTGTGGCCACTCCCATGTACGCTGCGTTGACTGCCGGCTGGTTTTGGGATGTTCAGAAGCTCAACCGGTTTGCTGACAGTATGGACTATTTGACCATGACTAAGAAGATCAATGGCGGCACAATCGGGCTGCAAGACCGCATTAAACATATAAATCATGCGCTGGAAGTGCTGAAAGCTTGAACTCCCAATGCGTCTTACATAGAATGACTGTATGACTACCCTCGTACTAAAAAACTTTTCTGGCGAACTGCCAAATGTGCCGGACTATAAACTGCCGGATATCAACGCTCAGCAGGCTTTATTTTGTGACTTTGCGCAAAATGACTTACGCCCGCTACGAGGGGGCACACTAATTAAAACCATGACCAATACGGTCAGAGGTATTTATACCGAAGAAGGCGTTAATTTCTTCACATGGCCAGTTGAGACGTTTGCAGTTAGAACCCCCGTTAATAACGACACCTACGGGCGCATGTACTTTATGAACTCAAGCGGGTTCAAAGTTGCCCAGTATTCATTAGCAACCGCTACCGGAGGCGAGCCTAGCACGTCTTACACTGTGGGTGTTCCTGCTCCTACGGTGTCTCCTACCCTTGTGCTAAAGCAGCGGGCCTCATTGCCTGACTATCCCAGTATCAGTGTCACAACCACTGTATGGTACGAGCTCAATGGTAAGAGATACCAAGAAGGCGCAATGACTTCGTTTGTTGTGGTGTCTCCATGGAAGAAATATACGTTTACTCCACCCACCCGTACTCTTTATAACGCTGGCCAAGAAGCCACGTCTACGTTTGAGCAGACTGAGCAAAACACAACTACAACCGTTACCGAAGCCGTAGCTGCCACTGGAACTCCTCCTGATGCCAAGCTAACAGCGCAGATCATCATTAAAGATACAACTAACGCAAACAAAGAAATCTTTAATGTGACAGTTGCTTCCGGTGCGACAACGCCTACACGAAGCAATGCGTTTCCCGGCGGTGTAGAAGTCATGTTGTCTACAGATGGCGCATTGACTTTTGAGTGGGGAGTTGTTGAGACCCGTGCTTACGTGTACACAATGGTAAACGCCATTCTTGAAGAATCCGTCCCATCTGGGGCCAACGCTGTCTCTTTGACGTACCTTGATTACGTAGAAGTTACCACGGCAGACCCCTCGTTCACTGGCTACATTCCTAAGTCTACGGTCAATATCTACCGCACGTTTGGTACAAACCCTACGTACTTTAAGATTACTACAACAAGTCTAGGAAGCGGCGTTTACAAAGACGAGACTTACAAAGCTTCCGACATTGGTGTGCCCCTGCCATCCCTCGATTGGGATATCCCTGAAACGGGCATGACCGGTTTGGTCTCCATGCCAAACGGATTCTTTGCGGCGTACAAAAACAACATGCTGTATTTCAGCGAACCGTTTAGACCGCACGCTTGGCCTTATGCCATGTCATTCCCAAACAACATTATAGGTCTCTGCACCGATGCACAGTCCCTAGTGGTAACGACAAACACTGGCGCATATATTGTTCTTGGTAGTTTGCCATCTAATTTGTCTCAGCAAAAGTTGCCGCTTCCCCAAGCCGGTATTGCCCAGAGGCTCATGGTTAACTTAGAGGGCGCTGTTGCTTACGCATCCGCTGACGGTATTGTCTTGGTACAAGGCTCACAATCAACAATGACGTTGAGCCAGAAGTTCTACTCTCGGGAGGACTGGCGTGCTACGTTTGCCACGATTGCCGACGATGCTCGGTTTGGCTATACAGATGGCTACCTTGTCATGGTGTCTTCTCAGGAAGCCAAGGGGATTATTATCAGGCTAGACGAAGCTGCCGGCACGCTGACCCAGTTCAACGAGACGTTTGACTCGATGTTTTATTTGCCAATCACAGACACTCTGTATTACTCCAAGGGTGCAAATGTGTATCGCCTGCGTGATGGTGCGGCTGCTTACTACACGCTGGATTGGTGGAGCAAAGAGTTCACCATGCCAAATTACACAAACTTTGGCGCATTCTATATTCGGTGCACAGCTTCAACTGCCGTGACTATTTATGTCGATGGCGCATCTTGGACTACTTTTACAGCTGCAGCCACTGGGTATTACCGCCTACCTGCGGGCAAGCGTGCTTTACGTTGGTCTGTACGGGTTCAAACAACCGGTAAAATTGAAGAAATTGCCATGGCAGAATCTATGTCAGAGTTCCGTAATGTCTAACTTTATTCCACTCCCACCGACATACGCGGTAGCTGACCCTCAAGTGAGGGCGGTGTTAGATGTTCTTAGTCGAAACATGCAAGTGGTCATCGACTCTGGCACTAGTACAAATACAAACACAGCGCTAACACCAGTAGGCGGAGCATCTACGTTTGGCAGTGGTGTTAGTAGTACAAACATTACCAACCTTGCTCCATCCTATACGCTGGACACGTTGACTGCTGATTTAAAACGCGGTGCAGCAGAAGTAATTACTGGTGTAACTAACGGCACAACCGTTATGAAGTTAGAGCCTGCCGGTCAGTACGTTGTGTTTCAACATAAAGATGCAGTTGTCCTTGGCACAACTGGCGCTTACTCCGGCACTGTCCGAACCGGTTTAGGCATTACATCCACAGGTATTTTAGGTGGATACAACCGAACATCTGACGGTGTGTGGCAGACAACCTTTGCCATTGAATCTTCCACGGGTAATTTGACTTTGTTAGGAACAATTAGGGCGGCATCTGTTATTTCAGCCAGCGCGTACCTTGGGTCAACCTTAGTTAGTGATGTGGTAAATAACGCTGCATCGGTTACAAACAAACTTAATAAGAATGCTGCTGACATTCTTAGCGGAACGATTGAATTTAGCAGCGCTGGCGGATTTAAAACCGGTACGATTTCTGTTGATAGTTCCGGTAATGCTACCGGAGCCGGCGTAGCTTTTACAAGTAAAGGTATTGTTGGTCGTAATATTTCTAATACGACATTTACCATTGACGCCACAACGGGAGCGGCTACATTTGCTGGTGCTCTGGTTGCAGCCTCGGGTAGTTTTGTGGGTACGGTATCAGCCGGCGCAATCATTACTGATTCGGTAACTTTAAACTCTGCTGGCGGCACATCCCTGTCCATCATTGCATCGCAGGCTAGTGGAGCCTTACCATCCGCAAGTTTTAGTTCAACGCTTCAATCAAATTTAAACTCTGGAGTCACCAACATCCTTGCAGGCACGGGTTCTAACTACCGCCTCAAAGTTGATGCATCTCTTGCGTTTATTGCGTTTCAGCACAAAGATGCGGTGTACAACGGCACATCAGCAGCCGGTCTAGGCATTCTCCCTGCGGTGGGTATCTCGTCCGCTGGTATTGCCATGGGATACAACGACAACACTGGTGCGTGGAACAACTCGGTGGCTATTAGTGCTGCGGGCAACCTGACTGTTAAGGGTACGATTAGCGCGGGTTCTATTATTGTTGGTAGTGTCACCATAGGTGCAGGCGGGACTACGTTGACAGCGGTAGAGGGTAATGCTTCTAGCGCCTTAAGTCTTGCCACATCTGCGGATGCCAATGCAACCAGTGCGTTATCACAAGTTACAAATAAACTTAATAAGAATGCTGCTGATATTTTGAGTGGCGGTATTACATTTTCCTCTGCCGGCGGATTTAAAACTGGAACTATTTCTATTGATGGCTCTGGTAACGCTACTGGTGATGGCGTGGCTTTTACGAGTAAAGGTATTGTTGGTAGAACTTCGGCTAGTACAACGTTTACCATTGATGCTACAACCGGGGCTGCTACGTTTAAGGGTGACATTACTGGAGCAACGGGAAATTTTGCAGGAAATGTAACTGCAGGAAATATTTTATCTTCAGGTGCTACGTTAGGAACTACTTCAGGAACAAACTTTTGGATGCGTGGTTCTGACGGTGCGGCTTATTTTGGAGGTGAAACTACTGTTAAAGGTAGATTTACTGTAAGCGGTTCTTTTAACCAATCAGGTTTTGGCGACATTGGCGCGGCAATTACAACCAATGCGGGCGGTGCTTCTTTGTATGTCAGTAATAGTTCTTCCGGTACGGGAGTTTATAGCAACAACACAGGCACGGGTTCAGCGGGGAATTTTTATAGCACTACAACCGGCACGTTTGGTTTACCTACAATTTATGCAATCAACTACGGAACAGGGCTTGGATTGCGTGCAGATTCAGTAGGTAATGCCGCCCAATTTAGTAGTTCCGGTGGGGGTTACGCAATCATTGCTTACAGCGCTTTGTCACCCTGTGTGTTTTTTCAAGGCGATCTTGGTTTGGGTTACAGCAATAACCGCGGCGCTGTTTGGACATTGTTAGCCCCTTCTACCTCTGTTGCAGCTGCCGCCGCTTCGTATTTAAACAGTGACGGTACTTGGAAAGCAATAAGTGCGTTTGCCACAACTGCTTTGGGAACAGATGCGTATGCTGCAAATAGATTAAATGGTTCTGCTGGCTCAAATGTTATGAGGTTTGTTCAAGGGACGGTAAGTGGAGCGGCAACAGCAGGGTTCTCAGGAACCAATAAACCCGGCAGCGCAAGTTCAAATACTTGGATGCAGATTACAATTGATGCAACAACTCTTTATATACCTGTCTGGACTTAAATTATGCCAAGAGAAATAAATATACCTGCGTCTACTATCAAGGAAGACATTTATTTGATTGAAGAATCTGTTGGAATTGCTGTGCGAGTAGTGGTTGGATTCTTAAACTCAGAAAATAAATTTGATTTAGAGATTCCCACAAAGCAGTACAGAATTCTGGGGACTGACTATCAAGAATTAGTTGGTGCTCCCCCTGCTTGGGCTCCTGATAAGCCAAGCGGCACATACAGAAACGAAGACTTGTGGCACTACATAGATTTACAAAGGGCTGAAAATGCGTAATGAACTAATTGAAATCTTGGCAAACATGATGCAAAACAACATGGGTAACAGAATTACCCTTGAATTGGCTAGCGGCATGTTGACTACGTTTAACCAGCAATGGTTGGCTTTAGAAGAGAAACAAAAATCTTCACACACAGAGCCAGAAAGCTGATAACATCTTGGTATGAGCGGCCACACACTTTCTGTTCTGCTTCCTGAAACAGTGGAAAGTCACTGGGCTGACCTGCGTACGATGCTTGCTCCGGGTATGGAACACTCTAATGGTGAGTTTGATGTAGATGACATTTTGACCATGGTTCACAGCCAAAGAGTCTTTGTAGCTACATACAAAGAGGATGACAAGATCAACCTAGCCATTGTGTTTGAAATCCTCAATTACCCTAAGAAGTGCGTGTTGTACGTCTTGGCGATGGGTGGAACAGGGTTTGACCGGTTGATGAAGTTCTGCTGGGATGCCCTTACTGAGCTAGCCTTGCTGGTAGGTGCTTCGGCAATACGGGGCGCTGTACGCCCCTCAATGGAACGGTACTGCAGGCGAGTTGCGCCTGATGCCGGAAGAATCTACACTATCTTAGAAAGAGGTGTCTAATGGGCGGCGGTGGCGGCAATCAATACTACGCAAACTTAGAGAAGCTTTACGGCGCACAGGCTGCACAGTCTGAGCGTTTAATGGGGTTATCTGAGAAATTAACTTACCCCATGTACGAACGCATGGTCAGTGAATCAGCTGACTATGGGTCTCTTGCAAACAAAGAACGAGCAGCATCACAAGCAAAAGCCGATGCAGAATCTTCATTTGGTTCAGCCATGGGTGCATACAAGAGCGATCTGGCTTCTATGGGTATTAACCCTGAGGACCCTCGGTACGCCAAAGAAATGCGAAAACTGGCTACAACTGCCTACGGCGGTGGCGCTGCCGGTATGACCGGTGCTCGTGAGCGTGTTGATCAAATGGGCTTTGCCCGTATGCAAGACACTACTGGTTTGCTAGCAGGTGTGCCATCTAATGCGTCATCTGCTCTCTCAAGTACAGCTGCTACAGGATCAAACCTAGCAAACATGTACAACCAAGGTCAACAGCAAATGGGCCAAAACGTGGCTGGCGCTGTGCGCGGTGGTATTGATCTATACGGGTTTACCCGTAATAACCCCACATTCTTTGGTGCTGATGGCGGCCCTGTCTTAAAACTTAAAGGCGGCGGTTACGTTCAACGTCTAGCTCGCGGCGGCATTACTGGCGCAATGGAGCAAATTACCCCTCCGCCTCCCCCAACAGGCAGCCCGGATATGTCAAACGCTAATGCTGCCGCGACTGGTCAAGGTTTGATGCGCGGTCGAGAGATGCTAGGTACAGGCGTAGAAAAAGTTGGCAGTATGACTGGCAACACTAATATGACTGCGTATGGTCAAGGTATGCGTTTGGGCAAAGAAGCCCAACCTGCCATTGATGCTTACTCACAAGCTGCTGCGCAGGTAAATTCTATTCTACCTCCTACTGCCGAGATGGCCGCGGCTGACATTGCTACGGGTGGCCTTGGCGGTACTACAGGCGCTGCTGCTATGGCGGAAGGCGCTGGCGGTGCAGTTCTTGAGGGCGTTGCTGGTTCTATGGGTGCGGGTGCTGCTTTAGGTGCTGCTATGCCATGGATTGGCGGCGCAATGCTTGTAGGCTCAGCCTTGGGTTTGTTTAAAAACGGCGGCGTTGTTAACCAGCAACCCTACATGCGCGGTGGCGAGATAGATGGCCCCGGCGGTCCCAAAGACGATTTGATTGCCACTGAAATTCCAGAGGGTGCTTTTGTTATGCCCATTGGTGTGGTGAGGAAGCTGGGACGTAAAGCGTTGGAGAAGATGAACGAAGTTGAAGACCATTCTGCCACTAAGAAAAAACGTTCAATGGTCAAAGTTCGTGTATCGGACGACGAATTCATCATCCAACCTGATGCGGTTGACCGCATTGGACTTGCTAAACTAGAGAAGATTCGTCAAGATGGTTTGGCGTACGAAAACAAACTTGGTATAGGAAAGCCTTAACATGACACTGAATGAACTTGAAAAACACTTGAACGCTGAATCTGCTGGTGGCCGTTTGGTCGTTTGGCACGATGGTAAGAAGCAGTACATCACTGACATCAGTGGCGACGGTGAGCCTTTCTTGAATGAACTGGGCTTGATGTTGCACAATGCTGCTGATGCAGCAATCGCTGCTGCTACGCCAAAGAAACGTGAGAAAAAGATTGTTGAAGACGTCGTAGAAGCTCCTGTAGCCACAAGCGACGACGTACAAATCGAAGTTTAAGGGGTAAACCATGGCCAATATCATGGGCATTTTGGGTGGCGTTGGCCAAGGTATCTCTGCTGGAGTACAAGACCTCGAACGCATGGACGAGGCCAAGAACCGCAAAGAAGAAGCACAATTTCGCAAAGAATTACAGCAACGTGAGCGTGAACGGATTGCTGAAGAAAAGCGTGTTGGCGAACAGATCAAGGGTATTCAGGCCGAGACGCCAGAAGAACGCGATGTGTCTGGGGAGTTTATTACCAAGCCTGCACAGAAGCTGTCTCGTGCCCAGATGTTGGCGCGGCAAGCTGAAATCTATTCTGCTTCGCCGGACCGTCAATCACAGATGTTGGGTTTGCAGTTAAACCAAGCTTCTCGCGCAGAAGAGTCTGCTGACAGACTTAAGTCTATCCAAACTAGCTACGCTGATACAGTTAAAGCCATTAACGCTGATCCAAACAAATGGGTGCAAGAGAACCTTGCTAAGTTCAACTCAGATGAGTATGGCGGCCCCGGCACGAAAGGATTTGTGGCAGCTCCCATGAGTACGGCTCAAGGTACTGTATTGAATATCTATGGCCCTCAAGGTCAACAAGCTTCGCAAATTCCTGTGACTAGGCAGGACATGATGCGCGTAGCAAAGTCCATGTATTTTGACGAACTAGCTAGTGTTGATCCTAAATACGCCGAGCTTGCCATGAAGCAAGAGCAGGTTGGTTTGGAACGCGAAGGTCTTGGTATAAAACGACAAGCCAATGAAACCGACGCTCAGTTTAAAGCGCGGCAGGCAGATTATTATGCAGGCAACTTGGCACTTAACCGTGATGAATTTACTGCAAGAAAAGCTGGCGGTATGTATTCTCGGGCTCCTGAGCGTTTTGAGCCATTAGGTTTAGGCGACAACGGAAGAACCATCTTTGGAACTCGAGGCGGTGTAGAAGCCACACTTAAAGTTCCAGAAGGCTTTGAAGGATCATTCCCCAAGTTACAACCTAAATCTACACGACCCGTTCCAGCTAAAGTCATGACAGACCAAGAAGGCAATACAGTTGCTTACAGTGCAGAAGGTCGTCCGCTGTATAACATTGTTGGCGGTGGTTTAGAAGTGCCATTGGGCGTTACAAGCTCGGACTACAACCGCATGGTTAAAGAATCCCGCACAGCTAAGATTCCCATGGAAGTTGGTTCAGTAGATGGTAAACCAGTCATTGCGTATAAAGGCAAAGACGGCAACTATTACAGTACACTTGACGAAGCTAAAAAAGCTAAAGCCAAATAACGGGGGGCACTATGCCAATCATTGAAGGGTTTACTCCTTCCGGTAGATCACGAGAAGATGCACCGCGGGCACTTGAAGGTTTTACTTCGGTCTACAAAGTTCCCATGCGAGGCGAAAGCGATGCCTCTGGCATGCGCAACCCGTTAGAGTTTCTCAACGACACCGTTGTTACAACGATCAACTCCGGCCTTGGTATTGTCAAAGGCATTAGTGATTTTGTTTCGGTAGACAACCCTCTGTCACGAGGTTTAGACTACATCATTAAAGAGGGCGAAGAAACTTACAGCCCTCAAGTCAAACAAGCCGAGGAAGAACTAGGCCAAGCCATGGATGAAGGCGGCTTTGAAGCTGTCAAAGGTGTTGGCAAATACGTTCTATCATCTCCTGTGCAGACTGCAGGCAAGATTGTTGGTGGTTTTGGCCCCATAGGTAAAGCCGTTAAGTACAGCACTGTTGGTGCTAAAGCTCTTGGTCTAGGTGCTCGTGGACAAGGCATTGCTGGCCTTGGTACTGGTGCTACGTTGGGTGGAGCCGCCGCTGGCGGTGATGCTGCTTCTGATGCCTACGATCAGGTGATGAACAGCCCGAACATTCCAGAGGACCAACGAGAATCCATGGCTCGCCAAGCTGCACGTCAGGCATCGGTTGTGCCTGCTATTTTGGGCGGGTTGTCCGGTGCTACTGGCCTTGAAAGAATTATGTCTGGTGCTCGCGGCATTACCCGTGAAGGTATTCGTCGCACCGCTGGAAAAGAGTTTCTTACAGAGGGTATTGAAGAAGGCGGCACAAAAGCTTCTGCCAATATTGCTGCAATGCAATATGACCCCACGATTGACCCCATGCGCGGTGTTGTAGGTGCAGCTACCCTTGGCGGCATTATGGGCGCTGGCGGAGGTGGAGGGGTTGCCTATCTGAACAACCGCGCTTATGAGTCCAACATTCTTGGCACGGCCAATCCGTCAGTTGACCAGAGCCTAATGCTCGGCATCAACAAGGGTGCGGGTCTGTCTACGCAGGACTTAATTAACGTCCAAACGGGTGTTACTCCCGCGGCTACAAAAGCCCAACGTGCTGCGCGTGAAGCAGATATTAAAGCAGCCCTGAGCGAGCCATCCGGTCGTTACGTTACTGATGAGAATGGCCTTGAGCGCGAACTTACCATGGGTGAAGCTGCATCCCTTGGCTACGAAACACCTGAACTGGGAACACTTACATCTGCTGAAGCACCATCTGGCGAGACAACTTCACAAGTTGTTGCTGATGACTTACAGGCTGCTGCGTCTAAAGTTGGCCTGAGTCTTGTAGGTAGTAGAGGTAAACCCAACGTCAAACGCATTGAAGCGTTTACCAAAGCAGTTGATTTGCTTGGCAGTGGCGCAATTGATAGAGCCATGTTCGATCAAACGATTGAGCAGCTTAAAAAGGGTCGATACGCCGAAGCCACTAAATCTTTTGCGCAAGTTGAAGCTGACTTCCAAGAGAAACAGCGTATAGCTAATCAGCCTAAATTCCAACGGGCTCCAAAACCAGAGGATCAAAATGTCAGCACTGATGTTTCCGCTACAGGAGGACTTGCACCGAGCGTGGCAACTGGGGGCCCTGACGTACAGGGAAGCGTGGCTCCTACAGGACCAGCTCTTACTAGCGGACCCGTGGCAGACGTGGGTTCCCGTGTTGCCGGAATTAGCCCCGCAGGTAATGAAACTTCACTTCTCGGAAATGTCTCCGGCCAACCTGCTACCCCTGTAGTTTCTCGTAAAAAGCGAATTACGTTTGATCAACCACAACAAGGCCAAGCGTTTGTTGCACCGGAAACAACAACTGAGCAAGATCAGGGTTTACCCGCAGAACAACCAGCTCAGACTTCTTTAGAAGATCAGTTAGCCATTGGTGAATTGACTGGCAACACTGCCGAAACTCAAGCTTTGACTGAGGAAAACTTAGGTCAACGCGAAGACACTAATGTTACCGACGAGGCTGTTGCTCAAGCCACTGACCAGATTCTGGACAAGACGTTTGAGAACTCCAAAGACAAAGCTCGTGACATTGAGATTGCCAAAGCTTATCTTGCTGCAATGAAAGGCGCTCCTGAGGGCTACGCTATTAAAGCGCAAGCTGCTATTGGTCAACAGTTTGGTATTGGCCCAGAGGCGGTTCGTAAGATTGGTAATACAACCAATATGGTCAACGCCGCGGTATCCATGGGGATGACTGAAGCGCAAGCTCGTAACTTACTAGGTGTTGCAGATACTGCAAAAGGTGGAGTTAGCACCACTGCTGGCGGAAAGACGGGCGGCTTAGAAGATGCTTTAACTGCTGTCGGTGTGGAATCTGAAGAAGGTGCAACGGGTGGTTTTGGCTATGACGATACTCGCACATGGGCTCAAGGTGTTAAAGGTGTAGGCGATACTTTGAATGTCAAAGATGAAGCTTTGGCAAATGCCGTTAACACTATCGCCGATAAAATTGAACAGCTAGAAGCGCTAGCCCTAGAAGTTCCGGCTATCGCCGACCAACTAAAAGCGGAAATAACGGAACTACAAGCCAAGCAAGTCGCTGCCATGGAAAAGTATGCAGCGTTTTTGTCAGGTAAGAAAAAGCCTACAAAAACCAAGAAGAATAGCAAAGCCGCAGCGTTGGCCGAGCCGACTGAACAGAAAGCCGCAACAAGTGAATTGACTGGCCGTGACGTGTGGGAACAACTGCGTGAAGACATGCCCGGTTTGAACTCATATGGTGAGTTGACTAAGAGCGAAAAGGGTTATCTTGATGAAGTAGCTTCCCGTACTGGCGGTGACTTTACGTTGGCATCTGAGCCATCACTTTCCACGGTTATTGAAAACAACATGGACTTTGACCGTGTTGCCGACGATACGGCCAGTGAGATGTACACCGAAGACTTTGAAGCTGATGACGGCACAGCCCGCTACAGCAAATCAGCTACCAGCCAAGAGTGGAAAGACAACGACGGTAATACGTTTAAGACACAGCCGACTAACCTTGCCAAGCTGGTTAAGTACACCGGTATTACCAATGGCCTCAAGCATCTGCAAAAAGCAGGTTTGATTTCCAACGTCCAGAACATTGAGAACTGGTTAGTCACAAACGATAATGTTCCGTGGGACGGCCTGTTTGCCATGGTTGACGGCAAGCCCACAATCATCTTTAGCCAAGCAGCGCTTAACGATCAATATCTTGCCACGATTACATTGATGCACGAAGTTGGCCACGGTGCTGACGGTGTTGTAGATGGTCAAGGCGGTACGTACTCTAGCTCTCCCGAGTTGAACTTGACGTTTAATAATGGCAAGCTGCGTCCTGTCGGGGCTGTAACCCGTGAGGTGTACAACCATTTCATTAATGAGCCTGATTCTCCACTGTCGCAAATGATGGTGTATCCTTTCGTGGATAACAAGGGCCTCAATTCAGACAGTATGCGTGAAGAAATCTTTGCGCAACTGTACGCTTTCAATGGCATGGAGCAAGCCCGCTTGTTCTTAAAAGATAACCTGCCGCTGACTGCGGCTTTCATGGAGCGCACAAATGCAAAAATTAAACAAGCCGCAACAAGCACCCAAACAGCCGGAGCCGTTCAAGGTGCTAAGTCAGGACAAGTTCAAGCTGGGGTCAAACCTCAAGAAATTAATGGACGGCAATTACGAGCCAACAAAGAAGAAATCCTAAAGTCTCCTGCGGCCAAGGCAGTCTCGGCGGTGTCGTCGAAGTTGCTGAACTCCGTGGTGTTTACTGAGGATTTATTCAAGCGAGCCGTCAAGTCTGGTATCAAAGCGGCTAAGAAGATGGACACCATCTACCGCGAGCGTACAAACCTTGAAGGTCAGATTGAACGTGACGTTGAGCGCGTGGCATCTTTGTATAACAAGATTCCAGTAAAAGAGCGCGGTACTAGCGACACGAGTGCCAACAAGTTTGTCTATGACATGACTCGTGAAAAGAAGTGGGGGTTTGAACCTACTTGGCGCACTGGCACAAGCGATAAGGTCAAGATTGATCCTGCGATGAGCAAGCGTTTTGATGCGTTGAGTCAACCGTCACAAGACTGGATTGAGGCAGTGTTTGCCCATGGTGATGCCATGCTCAAGCTGAAGAAGCAGACCTTGATGGATGCCACGAACTCTGAGTACGATGCACTTATTAAAGATGCACAGGCTAAGGGTGATACAGCCAAGGTAGCTAAGTTCCAAGCGGACAAAAAGGCGCAGTTAGCCCAGTTTGCTCGCCTCTTTGCGGTATCTGAGTTCAACCCTTACGCTCCAATGAAGCGTTTCGGTAACTATGTAGTGATTGCCAAGTCACAGAAGTATTTGGATGCAACGCCTGCTGAGCAAGCCAAGCTTGAGAGCGATCCTGACCAGTATCATGTGAGCTTTGCTGAGTCCACTGCGTCGGCGCTTGAGTTGCAACGCGAACTTGAAGGCACAAAGTCTTTTGCTGAAGTGGTAGCTCGTGAGAAAGAAGACCCAAGCAACCGCATGTATGGCGGTCTGATGCAGGCTTTTAACAAGTTGCGTGGGGATTTGGATGCTGAGTTGTCCAATGTGACGGACCCCAAAGAGCGTGAGGCTTTGTCAAAAGCCCGTGCTGTGGTAGCCGATTTGTATTTGGCTGCGTTAGCCGAGAACAGTTCTCGTAAAGCTGAGATGCGCCGCAAGGGTGTTGCAGGTGAGATTGATATGTTGCGTTCGTTTGCCACACAAGGCCGAGCCGATGCACAGTTCTTGGCAACAGCTAAGTATTCTCCACAGATGACTGAAGCCATCAATGAGATGCGTCGTGAAACTAAGAAAGGCGGCGATCAGCTTGAGAAGTCTCAGTTGTTTAATGAGATCATGGCTCGCCACAACCAGTCATTGAGTTACGACAATTCTGAGTGGAGTGATGTTGCTGCCAAGGCTAGCCGTGTTACCTCCGTATGGATGTTGGCTACAAGCCCAATGTACTACTTGCAGAACTTGACACAGCCAGTCATGCTGTCAGTTCCATTCATGGCAGGTCGCCACAATTATTTCAAGGCTCAGGCAGCGTTGCTCAAAGCATACACCCAGCTTGGCGGCCTCAACAAGAACAAAAAGATCGACGAACCGCTTGATTTTGAAAACGTGCCTGCAGATGTGCGCAAGATGATTTCCACTTTGGTGGATCGTGGTCGCATTGACATTGGTATGGAGACCGAACTTGGCAAGTTCCAAGTTGCAGGCGAAAGCAAAGCTGCCCAAGCCGTAAATAAAGTTGATCGTGTGCTACGTTCTGTTGGTCAAAAGATGGAAGCAATTAACCGTGTATCCACGGCCATTGCTGCATACCGACTTGAGTTGGCTAAGACTGGTAGCATTAAAGATGCTACTGAGTATGCCGACAGTGTAATTGCTCAGACCCATGGCGACTATACCCGCATCAATGCACCCCGTGCTTTTAATACCAATGCCGGTAAAGTTGCTTTGCAGTTCCGCAAGTTCCAGTTAATCCAGTTAACACTACTGACTAAGCTGGTGGCAAACTCTGTCAAAGGTGGGACAAAAGAAGAGCGTACTGCGGCTCGTAAAGCATTAGCGTTTACCCTAGGTCATACTGCTGCAATGGCAGGACTCGTGGGTATGCCCGGTTTTGCTGCCATATCGTTTATCCTCAAAGGCTTGGCTGGCACGTTTGGAGACGATGAAGAGCCTTATAACCTTGAAAAAGAATTGTATGAGGCCATGGTCTCGCAGTGGGGTGAAGATGCCGCGACGTTGATCATGCGCGGTGCGCCTGCTGCTGCAGGCATAGACCTATCAGGCAAACTTGGTATGGGTAACGCTTTGTCTGTCTTACCATTTACTGATTTTGACTTGTCTAAGGCCGGCGTTGCTGAAGCAGGGTTTGCCATGGCGTTTGGAGCATCAGGCTCGTTAGCGCAACGCTTTGCTGATGGCTTGAAATTAATAGGTGGCGGAGAGTACCATCGCGGGTTGGAAAAACTAGCACCCAAAGGTATCTCAGATGCCATGAAAGCTGTTCGTGAGAACAATGAAGGTGTGACTCGTCTCAATGGCGATGTGCTTGTTCCCGCAGATGAGATTGCTGCATGGGAATCTACGGCTAAGTTCTTTGGTGTACCAGTTACATCAGATACTAAACGTCGCTTCTTGACGGATATAAAGTTTGAAGAAGAAAAAGCCTTCAAGGACAAAGCTGCCAAACTGAAGAATCAATACACCAAGGCTCGCCGTGAGGGTGATGATACTAGCGCTGTTCGTGAAAAATGGAATAAACTCCAAGAAGAGCGAGTCAGCGAAGGCTTCAAGCGTGAGCCACTGTCTAACCTTCTGCAAGCTCCTCAGGCGCAAGCAAAACGTGAGCGAGAGACAGCCGGCGGTATTCAGTTTAATAAACAGACACGCCGATTTACTCAGGAACTCGTTGGAGCACAATAATGGCCACTAAACCAAAGACCGCAGCATGGACACGAAAAGAAGGCAAGGACCCAAAGGGTGGTCTCAACGCAAAAGGGCGAGCCTCTTACAACAAAGCCAATCCGGGCAAGCCGGGACTGAAGGCTCCACAGCCACAGGGTGGCCCACGCCGCGACTCTTTCTGCGCTCGGATGGAGGGCATGAAGTCGAAGTTGACAAGCGAGAAGACGGCCAAAGACCCGAACTCTCGGATCAATAAATCGTTGCGTGCATGGAATTGCTAACATGGCTACTAAACCCGGTTTATACGCAAACATCCACGCCAAGCAAAAGCGCATTGCTGAAGGCTCAGGGGAGAAGATGCGCAAGGTTGGCAGCAAGGGTGCTCCGACTAAGCAAGACTTTATCAAGTCGGCTAAAACTGCAAAGAAGAAATAATGTCTAAGTTAGAAACTAGACTGACACGGCAACTTGCCTCACAGGGTAACAAGAACGCCAAGGGTATGGCTATTGCCATCTTAACTAAACGTGGGGATTTGAAGGACGGTAAGCTCACCGCCAAGGGTGAGTCCCGTCAAGCCTTAGGTAACGCCGGTCGAGCCAAAGACCGTGCAGCTAAAGCCAGTGGGCGTTCTGCTAGTGACTTCAAGTACAACCCGAAGACTAACGCAGCAACGCTGAAGAAGTAAAAAAGTCCCCGGTTTTTACGCCGGGGACTAAAGTAAACCCAAAAGGAAACAACCATGGCAACATGGTGAGGGAATCATACACCCATTAAAGAATCTGCGTCAACTTCTTGGCTATGAACCAAAGTTAATGTTGGAACTGCTTCTTTATCTATCTTGTACATGTCCACGATAATGCAACGCTGTTGCACTGTTGGATAGTCTGTACCCTTGGTCAATGTGACCTTCTCGCCCTTGGATATAAGATAACCATTGCCCGACAGTTTGTTAATCATGACGTTGTAGTCCGTACGGTTTTTTATACACCAGTCTCGGATTTCCTTCTGCGCAAGCATCATGTGCCCTGCACAGGCTTTGTCCTTTTGCGTACCAAGAACGTAACGTCCCGCCACTTCACCAATGATCCGGCTACGTGGTGTCTCAGGGCCACGACCATCGCGCTTATCCCTAAATTCATTTGTTACCAAGATACGACTGGCCAGTGAACTGACCATGCGACTAAATGCTTCCTCATCTGTCACTGTATTAGACAGCATCACTGATTCTGCAAGGTCGCGTATTGTGGCAATAATGAATGTATATAAGGCATCAAGATCAAAGTCAATGATACCCAGTTGCTTGCAGATACGAGCCATGACAATGGTACACGCCGTGTGGCTACGATAAAACCTGTACTTTGGACTGGGTATTTCCACAGTAAGTTGGTGCACCATGGTCTGAACTTCTTCAGCAATGCTATCGTAGTTGGCCACAACGTACTTCACCATCATGTCACCGGCAATACCGTTGTTGCGATCAAGCTCGTCCAGTGCTTGTGCAATTTCCCGGCTACGGGCTTCTGTATCCCCATCAACATTTGAGTTGGCTAAATGAGAATACCTGTCTACGCTCAACTGAATAACGCGAACCGCTTCGGCTTGTGAGTTTGCTTGATTTGACGCTAGCATGCCGTGAAAATCCATGTTGCCAGTTACAAACATATTCAAACGCCACTCGGCTGATTCAGCAAGACTGACCGTGCCGCCAGAGGATTTAAGACGCTGACGCTCTCTGCCGTTAGCTATGCCGTAAGCAATGTCGCTGATGGTGCTAGGCTCTGCTGTAGATAACTCATCTAGCAATACAGGCATGCCGCGAATCGTACCAAGCACTGCCCACAGAGCAAGGGGTGTAAAGCCCTGCTTGCCGTTAATAGACAGCTCTGATGGCGCACCAAACGCCGCAAGCGATGCATGGCATACCGTGGTTTTACCACGAGCAGTATCTCCTCCGTGCAGTGCAAACAGAACGCCTTTGTACAAGGACTCGCACATAGGTGATAGAAGCGTTCCCCATCCGGCGCACAAGGCATACTGCCAAGGTTCAGCGCCTTCTCGGTTGTAGAGATAGTTTAGGCCACGAGCGTAGCCTTCCATCGTACCCTTGGGAACCATGTGCTTGGCGTATCTGCGAGCGTTACCGCCTACTAATACAGTACGGGTCGTGCCGTCCTTACAGTGCAACCTGTCACCGAGCAAGAACGATCTATCATCGCGCCAGCCAAAACTGGTCATCGTGCTAGTCTCCTCAACTTGTGCTTTCAATGCTTTAAGTTGGTCGCGTAAATATGCAGCCATGTGAGAACCTGCGTCTTTGTGGTTACTGGTGTGTAGTTCATGCTTGGCTAGTGCCCGTAGCATGTCCGTGTTAGAAGCGATTGACTCGCCGGAAATATCAAACTCACGAATCTTATTGTTCGCCATGTGCATGCGAACACCGTGTCGATACGTGCCGTCTTCACCGCGGATGCGGCTCGTTAAATAGAACAGGTCGTGGCAGAAAACCATGGGGTGCAGTACACCATCCTTGTCAGGAATTAGGCGGCTCATGAGTTGACCATCCCATAGGTAGCCAGTTGGCAACGCAGGAATTACAACCGTTTGAACAACGCCTTCTTCGGTGACAGTTTCTTTTTCCACTTCGACAGATATAGGGATAACCCTACCAAGAACCATAGGAGTTTTAATCTTACCCTTGAACTCACAGCCCGTACATCCGTCAGGGTTGCATTTCTCAAAGAACTCGCACAGTGTCGGAGCCATTGTCCAAGTATCGATCTTGGCCTGTGTCTCTTCGTATGTATAACCGGGATAGTCTTCGCTCCAGTTGTGCATTAGGGCTTCGCCATCCGTGCAGTATTTTGCAAGGCCGGCTACACCGCGCCAGTGCTCGTACCCAATGTCACCCTTCTCAGAACGCATCGCTGCGACTTGGGAACACTTAGTTACAAGCACATCAAGGGACGTATCCACTTGTGGGAATTCCATCATCAAGTCGGAATTCTTATTGCGCTCCCTGATGGGCGCATCTTTAATCATCTTGACTTGGTTGGTCTTGACGTATACGCTTAGCTTTGCAGCAAGGTCTGACGGCTCGCATGGTTCGCATGAGGCTAGAACTTTGACTGTTTTTGCTTCACCGTTCTTACGATTGATTGCCCCCGGTGGTCTCAGGATCGATGCAAAGTCGGCAGTGCGACTAGGATCGGCAATAACACCTGCGTGAGCAAGCGCTGACTTCAAGGCCGTTGCAACCTTCACCCACGTAGCGGCTTTAATATCTTTGGTCAGCGGCCAGTAGGCATGAACCCCGTTGCCGGAATCTACGATGAGTGGTCGAGGCCAATCTACATCTTTGGCAAACTTTGTGATGGCAATGACTGCATCTTTCTTGGTGAGGTATCCATCACCCTTGTCAAACTTAGCTTGTCCACAATCTAGGTCAACCCAAAATGATCGTGCGCTATCCCAATTCTCAGGGATGCGGTATTTCTTTTTGACCGAACCGTCAGGCTGGTCTATCTCCACGGCAGGTTTGAGGTAAGCCGCACACGCATGGTAGATTTGGTAATTGCTTCGTGGCGCGATCTCGGCGATCTTATCCGCCATGTCTTCAAGATCAACTTGGACTAGGTGCGCAGGAAACTTGTTACCCTCTTTAAAAAGGGCGATGTAATGTATGCCGTGTTCCGGCAGTATCAACTTGAGAAAATCGAGTGCGGTCATCTCACACTCTTTCGATAACGCTCTTCCCAGTGGCATGCGAACCAATGGAAATGGTTCGGTCTAAGTGGCTTACGACGGCGGCTTTCATCTCATCCATTTGGATGCTGTTCCGGCCAGACTCAACGATTACACGAGCAGTCAACTCGGCTAAGCCAAGAATGATTTCTCCATGATTGAATCCTTTACCCGCGATAGCAAAGTTCGCCTCTTTCACAACGCCGGCGACTTTACGCGCTTCAATTGCATAACTCATATGTACTCCAAGGTGGGTGGGGGTACTAGCCGTTCGTCCGCAAGCTAAATTGCACGACGTTCCCCCCGATTCAATCAGTCGTCAAAATCAATGTCAGCGATATCTAAATCGTCAACCGCGATCTCGGGCTCAACTTTCTTCTCAACCTTGGGCTTGGCCGCAGGCTTAGCTTCGGATTTAGGCTTGGCTTTCTCAATCACTTCTTCCGTAGCAACGGCTGCTGCTTTGGTTTCTTTGACATCAGCCTCGGCCAGTGATTCATGCACCGCAGTCATGCTACCGCCAATAATGTCACGAACCGTTTCGGATTCAGACATTTCCTTGACTTCCTTGTAGGTCTCGTCGTCCAAGATACCCACGGGCTTGAACGCAAGCTTTGGAGACTCGGCTTCCATATCAAAGCTGATCTTTGTAATCACTTGATCGTAGTCAGCACCACGGTTGTCCAAGAACTTCACGTACTCAGACAATGGCTTGAGCGATGCGGGTGGGATGCGGAGCAACATAGGCTCGTTGATTTGGTCAACGGCGGCAATGGCCAAACGCTTAGAATCTGAGCAAGCCTTGCCTTTACCCATACGGGCAGAACCAAACTGGTTGTGTGTACACGTTGCACACTTCTTAGACTGAGCGTTAGCCGCATCGGATGCTGGAGCTATGCCATCGTTTGAGTAGCAGTCAGGCTTTTGCTTCTCGCTAGACTCAGGATCGTAGCCCTTCATGTAGAACACCTTGGCAGAACCGGGGTTGCCCTTAATAATCACAGCGTCAATGCTTGTAGCAGGGCTGTCAGGGTCTTTGGGGTTAGGCAAAACTTTACGCTCGCCGGCTTTCACTACGGCAAAGACTTTGCCCTTGATAGACACGACTGGGAATCCTCCGCCGCCTGCTGACATGAGATCAGCGTTAAGACCGGAGACACGCTTTTTAAAGTGGGCGGGTAAGTTGCCACTGTCAAATGGGATGATTTGCATTTTGTTTCCTAGGGTTGATTAAGAGCGGCGAATGTTTACGGTACGTTCCACACTGAGATTGATCCCCGGTGGTATGTCTCCGTCACTTGCTTCTTGGAACTGCTTGATAGCAGTAGCGGACGCACGAACTTCCATGAGGCTCCATTCTTCGTTAGCCTTCACGTAGTCCATGAATACATCGCGGTCAGCAACACTGGCCGTCGTCCTTGTCGATGTATAAGCAGTGCCGAACTCAGTTTTAATTGAGTCCATTCCTGTAGTGTTAAATACTTCCAACAGTTTAGCCTCTAACTTGTCCATTTTCTCTTGGACGGGCGCAACTGCATCTTGATACTCGGCTTTCATCTTGGCTTTTTGATCGCGCAATTTGACGTATAAGCCTACTGCATCTGATAGTTTCATATTGTTTCCTTGGGGGGTATTAAATTTACGCTCGTGTCGGCGTTTTGTAAATAGGGGTGAACCCTATTCGGGTCGATCTTTCATCATTTCAAGCAAAATTCCTTGCATAGATTGTTTGTCTTGCAAGCGCTTGTATACACGTCGTTCAACGTCGGAGCCAGCGATGTGTGCAATCACTGTTGTCTTGGTTTGGCCGGGTCGTCTTACACGCGCACATGCTTGTTCGTATATCTCATTGCTGTGTACGGGAGCGTACCAAACAATGGTCGTAGCGGCTGTTAAAGTTAAGCCGTGACTCATGGTCGCAGCGTTAGCCACAAGCACACGAGGGTCGTTGGTTTTCTGAAAGGACGAGAAGATCAAGTCACGTTCAGCTTTGCTAGTTTCTCCATGGACAATCTCCACAGACCAGTCTTTTGCTAACTCTTTTGCTACGGTCTCAAGCGCCGCGGTCAAGGGGACAAACACAATGACTTTGCCACTGGATTCGTCGATCAATTCTTTCAGTGCATCCATGCGTGGTTTAGATGGTATGACTACCTCTTCGCCGTTGGTTCCGTATGCAACACCGCAAGCTATTTGAATAAGCTTGTTAGCCTTAACGGCTTCGTTGACTGCCAGAATCTGGCCGCCCTTGTACTCAGTAGCGAGCTTGCTCAGCATGTCTTTGTATGCTTTCTTTTGCTCGTCGGTCATCTCAACATCCCGGGTCAGAAACACCTGCTCGGGCAAGTCCACACAGTCGTCTAGGGAGTACCTAATCGATGGTTGCATGAGTTGATAAACAGTGTCATTGGCATCCGGTCTTGCTATCCATTTGTACTGTGTCAACTGACGCATTACAAGGTCGCGGAACTTACCAAAGTATTTAGGTAAGTCATGGTTGTCAGGCGTGATGAGTTTGCATTGTGCCCATGCGTCGGTTGGTGCGTTAGGCGTAGGTGAGCCCGTCATACCCCATACTCTGCGTGGGAATTGTTTGTTACAAATCTCGTTCAACGTCTTCCAACGCTCGGTGCTTGCATTGCGAGCAAGGGCCAGTTCGTCAACGACGATTAGATCAATGTCATCTCGGTCTTTTAGTTCGTCCTTAATGATAGACAGGCCGTCAATGTTAATGATGTAAACATCCGCCGGCTGCTTAAGTAACTTAGCTCTGCGATCCCTGTTACCGTACAACACTGTGGCTGTAAGGTGAGGAAAGGTTTGGAATACCGAGTCACCCCATGTTCGCTCCATGGTCGAGAGCGGACACACTACAAGCATGCGCTTGACTTGTCTTGTTCTACGCAGATAGTCATAAGACCAAAGGGCAGAATTAGTTTTGCCAGTTCCCATGTCGTTAAGGCAGAACGCTCTACTGTGCATAGATAAGAAACTTGAGGTCTCTCGCTGTGCTTCAAACGGATCGTACTTGCCGGATACCTTAGGCCACGCATAGTGAATGGGCATCGGGTCAGGGACTTCAAAACCTAAGTTTCTCAGAACCCTTGTTTCATCAGGTCTGTGAGGCACTGCAACTACTTTGCCGCCTTGATAACTGACTGTTACTGCTGATGGTATGACAGTGGTTACTCTCTCAGGATGTTTGAGTTTAAGTAACACTGCCTTCTTTTCTTTATGTATTAGCATGATAGTTTCATTGCTACGATAAGGGCGGTTATTTGTTCTTCTGTTATTGGTCGTTCAAGAGTCATGTGATGCCACAGTTTTACTTGCGGGTCGGTGTAGGTTGCCCATGCAACACGTACACCATCTGTCAATACATCGTAGGAATGATCTACGGCTTTGACGTTATCAGGGATGGGATAGCCGAACAATGATGGTTTGTTTGAATACCCATTCCAAGTAGGAAAGTCATTTATCCGGGTTGTAACTGCCACTACCTTTTCTCCATCCTCGGTTGGTCTTTTGGTCTTGCACTTTGGTATTTCCTTTCGTATTACCACCACCGTTAGCCAACGAAACTACGTGGGCAACGTCCTTTCCATCGCCGACTTTTGCTTTGCCGGTCTTGATGGCTTCACGCCTTGCAGCGTTATTCTTCACACGCTTAGCCACTTCTTCGGGGCGAGCGTTGTAATCTTTTTGATATGCGAGTTTCTGTTTAGATGATGTAGCCATCATGCTCTCCATGCGATGTTGTCTAAGAAGTCGTGTAACTGTTTCACGTCGTCAACCACAACTGAGTGACCTCCGTGGCTGATAATCTCGGCTAACACTCTGTCTTGGTTAGCGGTCGTGTCTTTGCGCTTGCCGGGGGCTTTGGTTTCTATTCCTAAAAACCGGCCATTCCAACAACAAATGAAGTCAGGGATTCCGACTTGCCCCATACCGTTTTGCATGGGTTGGTAGTACCAAATGGTACGCTCTTTAAGTAGTTTGCGCACGGCATCTTTGACCTTGCCTTCGGGTGTCATAGCTTGTCTCTCTTGCCGTTGAAGCTGCAGGTGATAACAGGACACCACGCCTTACACAGACCGGATGATCGTGCAGGCCATTCATCTTTGTCATAGGCTCGCTCTAAGCGCATTGCTCGTGGCAGTAAACCTTGCCATACATCGGCTAGTTCGCTTCGCATGACTTTTTTCTTATCTAATTTCTTTTCCTTAAGCCACACAAATACGGTTGTAACTTCTTGCACCTCAGGATAGTAGTGGAATACGTAAGCGGCATACAAATCAAGTTGCTCAGACGGCTTGCGCTTTCCGGTCTTGTAGTCCATGACGACTGCCTTTTTGCCGTTGATGACAACCAAGTCAGCGATGCCTCTGCTCCACGCTTCCTTCCAGTCAGCAGGTTGAAAGTTCTTGTCAATGGCAAACTTAAGTTCAGCGTGTTTCTTCCCACCAAGCTTTGCAATCTTGTCAGCAATAGGTTGCCACTGATCCATACCTTCGGGTAGCAGTTCTCCATGGAGAATGAAGTTTTCAAAGGCCGTGTGAACTCTTGTACCCCATACAGTATGTTCTGTAGGCGGCTCTACTACGTCCCGAACCACTTTTAAGTGATAGAACTTTTTTGGACAGCTCTCGAATGAATCAAGTTGGCTGTACGTCCATGCAGGCATCATATGTTTCCAATGCTTCACGCCCCAACTCATGATTCGGTCGGGGTCGAACTACCAATATATAGGTGTGTATGTGGTTTGTCAACCCCGTGTTTCTACTTAGCTTCTCCATAGCAATCAGCTATGTCACCTTCAGACCATGTGACCAACTCAGGCCACCATGCAGGCGGTGTGCGCATAATGTTTTGCAACTCTTTGAGCAGCGTCTCAGCATAAGTTTCAGGCACTACATAAACAAGCTCATCATGCACCATGAGTGTTGGCGACATTTGCGTGCGCTTACGAAACTCAAGGGCGTTACCCGCAATCACATCTCGGGCAAGGGCTTGGACAAGATTCTCTACACCTTTCCCGGCATAGATACGAGCCTTGTGCCGGCCTGCTCCATACCACCATTCGTGCTTGCCGTTGTCTACTTCCTTGCGCAACTCCGGATAGTAAATGCGTCGGCCTGATGGCAGGCGAACCGCTTTGTGTTCGGTAACGCACATACCCCATGGATCAATGGCAGTCTCATTGCCTTGCATCAGATCGATCAGACTCTTTTGAAAGGACTTCCACCCATCCACAATGTCTGAATACTGCTCACGCCAATCCGTCACGATGCTCAGCGACTCGGCATCTGTAAGCTCTAAGCCGCCCATGAGTTTGGCTACACGCTTGAACGTGGGCGCACCCGCCCCAAAGCCTAGACCTAACTGAGCGACCTTGGCTAGTTGTCGTTGATCTTTAGTTACCGCTTCTGGGTCAATGTCGTACCTTGCAGCAGCAAACGCTCGGTACAAGTCGGCTTCGGCATCGCCCGCATACATCTCCATAGACGACGGAACCTTCCACAAGTAGTGGTTTACCCTTAGTTCAATACCTGACAGATCAGCCACGATAACTTTGTAACCCTTGGGGGCAAGAAGGCTCATGCGTAATGCGTCAGATGGCTTAGGGTTTTTACCTATACGCGGTAGGTTCTGCATGTTGTATTGCTCGCCGGACCAACGACCAGTTGTGTCAGCACCGCAGTATCTAAGAGGCACGGGCAACTTGCCACCACAGGCATCAGCCGCACGAATGAACGCTTCTAGGCGTGTCTCCAGCAGCGTGGACTTGACTTCGAGGCGCGCCCTTGCAGCCGCAGCAACGATTGGGTTAGCGTGTTCTTGGAGCTTGATGAACTCCTCGTCGGTCTTAGCCAACGCAGGTGTCATCTTGGCAGGGTTAGTCGGCGACTGTTTCATCGGAGGATCGATGCCAAGGCTCGTAAGCAACTCGGAGAACTTAGCCGAACTAGCCAGTTGGGTACGCACTTGCTCTTCAATAGATACTTCGTCCACGATATCGTCGATGCCGATCTGCTCGGCTAGCTCACGTAGTGAGCGACTCTTTTCGGCTTTAACAGACTCTTGTGCCTCCCGGATTAATCTGTAGTCGAGATTGAACTTAGGCTCCACAAGCATTCGTGTAGTCATATCGATCTGAACCATCTCGGCCTTGGATATACCCTTGGCTAGTTCTTTGAACAACTTCGCACACAGGTCAGTATCGACCTTGTTGTACTCTTTCATGGACTCAAGCTCAGTAGGCGTAAAGTCAACTAAGCGTTTACCCTTAGTATTAGTCGCCTCAAGGCTCAGCTTAGCGCCAATGTTGAATTCTTTGCTCAGGTTCTTCAGTGATACACCACAGGTCTTCTTATATTTGGACATGGCCATGGCTTGCGTGCAACCCCACATCTTAGGCTTGATGCCAAAGCGCCAAGCAAGGATCATGGAATCAAAGCCGGACATGTTGTGTCCAATGGCAATCTTGTCATGCCAGTCAAGGCTATGCAACGCCTTTCGTATTTTGTCTTCGCCAAAGTACACATCGGTCGGGAAGTTAGCTACTTTGATAGCCACCGCTTGTATTTCTGTATCAGGGTGCATGACGTATTCTGTCGGGGGCATCCTTGTCAGTGAGTGAGTAGTAGACCAAAAGGTCTCAAAGTCTATATAGACAGGTGTCATTTTAGGTTCCTAACGGTTACTTTCTTTGCCCAACATGAAGCGCAATACCATCTACTTGGGTTCATTTGAACGCCGCCTTCGGGCGGTCTTTTCTCTTCGCATTTGTTGCAAAGTTTTAACTGATGCATTGGTTGTCTGCTACCAATATCAATCTGCCTTTTCACAAAGCCGTTCACGCGATCTCCTTCCAGTGTTATTAGGTTTCGGGCAGTTCTCAGGCACATCTACGACAACCCAAACGGCTGCTAGAGTATTTCGGTAGGTTGCTTTTTCCCATCGATCGACATACACACCAAAGACACTCTCCAATGATTTGTTGACAGAACGATTGTCTATGCCAGTTAGCTTAGCTATCTCGCTTGACTTCAAACCATCGGGGTGTCGTTTGAGTAAGTCTCGAATGATGTTGTGGTTACTTTTCAATCTTCATGTCCCTGACATACGTAGCAAAGCTATCGGCTGTATCACCAAACGCAATACGCATGGCATCAAACTCTTGAGCAACTTCTTCCAGTACATCGTTGCGTTGTACAACCTTTACAGTCTCATCAGCGACCCGGCTATCGTAACAAGCGCATCCACGTTCCCAACATCTTTTGTCTATTAGTGTCATGGATTCTTCTCCTGTATGGCATGCTCGAGCGCTCTACCGAATTCTTCCACGCCGCCAAACTTTTCTGAGTTGGTATCCCACAAGTGGTAAATCTCTTCTTTGGTCAAGCTAACCCATTCACGCTCGGCCACCTTCATCTTGTACAACAGGACAAGCACTGCAACGGTCATTGGTGCAATAAAAAAGTAAAGTAAGTCGTTCATTTGTCCTCCAGTTTGAATTTGACCATCTCAGCAGTGATGATGCCGTTAACTTCCGACACATCCTTGGCCACGTATGTTGTGGCTACATCGCCTTGCCTTGTACCGATACGAACAACAAATCCATTAGCGGCTCGCTCTACTTCCACAAGCCCTTTGAATACAATCATGTTGTTATGCCCGGTTGTGTAGGGGTAGTTGGCATCGAGCTTGGCTGTCACATTGTTGTTGGTAATCCATGGGGTATTTGCCATACCTTGTATGATGTTACTCATACTTGCACCTCAATCAGCTTGTCCATGTAGTGACGGGCTTTGCGTAGGTCTTCCACACCGCCTTTGTCTTGCCAACGTGCAATGTACTTGATGACATTGCCCCACAAGAAGCCTTTGAACTGGTCAGGTGTCATCCAAGCTTGCATGGCATCCCATGGCTGTATGGATTTTGATTGGTAGTGCTCACCGCCAACCTGCATATCATTTGCGCTCATCTTGTTTCTCCTTTGGTTTGGGTAAGTTAAATTGCTTTTCTCTTGTATGGTCGATCTTGCCTGTGTAAGGATTGAGGCCAAACGCTTCCATGAACTTGGCTAAGCGTGTCTCGATGCGGGTTAGGCGGTCGATGATATTGGTTTCATCGTTCATGCTTCAAATACTTTCTTGAGTTCCAAGTACACCGCTTTAGCTAAGCCAACAGACATACTGTTGACGATCTGCTCTGCATTGGGATGAGCGTTCAGGCTCGGTGCGGCTTTAGGCGGTAGAGATACGACATTCACTACCTTAGCGACCTTCTTGACCTTGATTTTCTTAGGCTTAGACTTGCGTGCTTCAATGGCCTTCTTCATCATCTCCCGGCGTTTCTCAATGGTAAACGTGGGATACACAGTTTGAGTTGGTGTGTAACGGTACGAGCCTGATCCTTCGGACCGAGAGAGCAAGCCCTTTGACCACATCTGAAAGACGCGACCTGAGACTGGGCCATCGTTATCTAAGTTAAGCGCGGCCTTGGCTTCTTGTACTGTGGACGCAGGGTTAGCCACGAACCAATAAAAGAGTTGCTCAGAGAAGCTTGGGTACTTAGGGGTTGTATCGACTTCTTCTACGTCGTCGAAAGAGATTTGATTTGCTACTGCGGAAAGGGCTGATTTTAAGTCGGGCATAAATACTCCATGAATGAATGAGTGGTGAAAGAGAATTGTGGGGGCGAGCCCCACGTGTGTATATAGGGATGAACCCTTAAGTAGTTGGATTTTCTATCCGCTTTACTTGTTTGGCAATTAACCATTTGTCTCCGAGACGTATTACTGCGCGTACCCATTGGCGTTGGTTGTGCCGATTGATGTGCTCGGGAACCATGTCGTTGTTGTACAAGGCTCGCGCCTTGTGACGTAACTCAAACATACTGGTAAATGTCATGCTGTGATCCCTGATAGTCTTGCAGCGATAGCTGCTGCGGTTAAGGTGTCCACTGGGGTGTCGTCAAGGATTTCTTTCTCACGAACCTTGCGCTCGACCTTACGCTCCACACGCTCGATGTATTCCCGTGGGATGTACATCTTCACGCCCGGCCATAGCTTGAGTGCCTCATTGAGTGACTTGCACTTGCCAAGGAACGCCATGATATCACCCTCGACTTTAGCCCAACGAGCCTTGATCTCTGCGTTGAGTTCGATGCGCTCAAGGTAGTTCAAGACATTCTGCACCCCTGCCATGTCTACATTGGCTTCAAGGTAAGCCTTCTTGCAAGAAATCTTAGGCTCACTCCAACGATCATTGTTGGGGCGATTGGTCACATTCTGATTTTTAAAGCTGATGCCGTGGACGACTTTATTGCCAGCATCGTCAATGGGCATATGAATGTTTAGAATCGGGCTTGTGTTTACGCCCAACCATTCCTCAGGCATCTGATCCTTTAGATGCAAGTGACTGCCCCACATGGCCTTGGTCAGAAACCCTGATGTGTCTAACTCGATGGGCTTGCCAACCTCGGCGTTGTTGGTGATGATCTCAGCCTCTCGCATGCGCTTGATAACGCTAGAGACTTCACTTGAGAGTTGTTGTGTGATGTATACGGTAGCCATTGTATTTCCTTTGATTGATTAAGTAAGAAACCCGCCGAAGCGGGTAGGGTTTAGTCGGTTTGTGATGCCTCGAGAAAGGTATCTACCGCTTCTTTTAGTTGGGTTCGTTGCTCTTGTTGCATGCCCGGCGCTAGCGCCTCACTGCATCGTTGCAATAGATAGTTGTAGCTATCGATTAAGCCTTTGAGGTCTTCATTCATACAGTTTCTTCCATAGTAAAGTGGATGGTGTCGCCGTAAGGCGCTTCCACATCACTAGAAATACACCATACGACAGGGTAGGCAGGGCTGTTACTCTCGCTGAAACTGGTGTAACCATCTGTCAAACAGACGAATACCTCAGGCTCAATACCTTCCTTGGCAAGGAACTCAAAGCCATATTCCATGTCCGTGCCACCGCCTGAGTAGAACTCTAACTGAAATTCGTCGCCACGTTCAAACACTTTGTGCAAGCGAACACCTGTATCTACATACAGTAAGTGTACACGCTCGGGGTTGCACTGCTCCAGAATACGAGCCAAGTGACCTTGGTAGTACGACAACTCTTGCTGTGTAATAGAGCCGGACACATCGACTTGGATGACGACCTCGCCCATCTCTTGGACACGGCCTACGCTAGGCAAGTAGTCCTTGAACCTACGATTGGGGCGAGCCCACGAATAGTCTCCACGAACATAGCTTGTCATGTAACGCTCGAGTACGTCGTACCATGGTGTGCCGGGATCGATCAAGTCAGCGATGATCTTAGCCAGTGCACCGGGCAACTTACCCTGAGCCTTAGCCGCTTGCGCTGCTTGGGCTATCTCGACACGGGTCTCAACGTCTAAGCGATCAGCCTCTTCTGAGGTGAGTGGTGAGCCTCGCTCGATAATGTCGTCGCCTGTACCGCCGGGTCCGTCACCATCAGGATCATCAGGCAAGTCGTTGTAGATAGCATCAGTTGTTCTGTCCTTGGAGCCGGGCATGTCCACGCACCCTGCAATAGGATCACCGATGCCGGCATCCTTGAGCATGTCATTGATCCACGCATCGCCTGCAATGTTCCAACGCTTGGGGGTACGAGAGCCACGACGCAAGGCATGCTGACCCATGATGTGGCCAACCTCGTGAGCCAGTACGAACACGATCTCATCGACGCTG